CAGCCGTCATGGGGCAGGATCAGCCACCACCTGATTTGTGCGATATCGCTACTTAATCATGCTGATGATGACATCGATGCGGACATGCATGCGCTACTCCTCGAAGTACGCAAACGCCACCACCAAAACAACATCAAATGAAACCCGTTGCGGCACAACACAATTCAATTCACCTGCAACACAACACAATTCACGCCGACAATGTAGTCGGCACTACACAGTTGTAGTCGGCACTACAGTACTGACCAGTACCGTTTCAGGCATACCCCTTAGGGGTATCCTCGGCCAAAACCCGGCAAGCCCCTGACCAGCAACAATGCAAACCAAGGCCAGCAAACTCGAACAGCTCGCTGACCAGCACAAACCCCACCCCGGGCAACCCTCCCCCGCCCCGCCAGCACCTGCGGCCACGACAGGCGTTTCCGGCGGCTACGATTTGGCCCAATTTTTTAGCTACCCGTATGGGTATCCCGATACACCGCTTACAATGGTGTGATGCCTGCCGCCCGCCGCCCCGCCCCGGTCATTATGCCGACGAGAGTCTGCGCCACCGACGGCTGTGAACGATTGTCCGGTCACCGTCGGCATTGCCCGCTGTGTGACGTGCGACTGGAGCGCGGAAAGTGGCGAGCCGGAAAGGATCGACTCAGGCCAGCTAAGGCCCGGGGTGACTACGAGAAGATCGACCGCACCAAGGTCTTCGAGCGTGACGGCTGGAGGTGCGGAATCTGTTGCGGCACAATCGATCCGCAGTTGTCGCATCCACATCAGATGTGCGGAAGCATCGATCATGTCATTCCGCTGTCCCGGGGTGGATCTCACACCTACGCAAACGTCCAGGCCGCACACCTTCGATGCAACAGCATCAAGAGCGACGGCGACTAGCGGGTTATGCTGTGGCACAGCACTATTCCGCAAAGGAGTTTTTCACCATGCCAGGCCCAGCACCCAAACATCACAGCACCCGCGCCCGGGTGAACAAGACCTCAACCCGCGCAACATTGCACGAACAGCCCGAGGGCGAAGTCGAGATCCCGTCCCTCCCCGCCATGCGGCTAGTCGAGAAAAAGCGCAAGTACCGCGACGAGGACGGCTGCCTCCAGACCGAGACGCGGCTAGAGGAACGCCCCTGGCGCATAGAGACACAGGAATTCTGGGAAGACATCTGGTCATCCCCGATGGCCTCGGAGTACCACCGGCGCAGCGACAAGCACGGCCTGCTCAGGTTGGCTGTCCTCATCGATGACTTCTGGACTGCGCCCTCGGCTGCCGCGAACATCGAAATCCGTTTAGCCCAAAAGGATTACGGCCTCACCCCGCTCGACCGCCGACGGCTGGAGTGGACTATCGCCTCTGCCGAGAAGGCCACCGACGAAGGCCAAAAGCGAAGGGGCGCAACAGAACCCGCCCCTCGGCGTGGTGATGACGGCGGGCCTGACCCGCGCCTGCACATCGTGTCGTGACAACCCTGATCGTCCCCGAGGTCGATCTCAACATCCCCACCCTCGGTGACCAGGTTGCCGAATTCATCGAAGAGCGTTGCGTTTTCGGCCCCGGCAGCCTTCAGGAACAACCGGCGAAACTCGACCCCGAGAAGCTGGGCATCATCTACAGGTGCTACGAAATCTATCCGATGGGCCACCGGCTAGCTGGCACAAGGATTTTCGACCGCTGCGCCATAGAGATCCGCAAAGGGCTAGCCAAAACCGAGCTAGCCGCCTGGATTGCGTTCGCCGAGCTACACCCCGAATCCCCGGTGCGGTTCAACGGCTTTGACTCCGACGGCAAGCCACTCCAGGGCAGGCCGGTCATGTCGCCATACATTCCGATGATGGCTGCCGCCGAGGAACAGGTGATGGAGCTTGCCTTCGGTGTCCTGAAGTTCATTGTCGAGCATTCACCAGACGGCGAACTGTTCGACTGCTCGCTGGAACGCATTGTGCGCCTTGGCCCTAACGGCAACAACGATGGCATGGTGGTGCCGGTGTCGAACGCACCGGCCACCAGGGACGGCGCACGAACCACGTTCCAACACTTCGATGAACCACACCGGCTGGTGCTGCCGAATGCGAAGCACGCCCACGAAACGATGATCCAGAACCTTCCGAAGCGGCAGATCGAAACCCCTTGGGCGCTATACACTTCCACCGCCGGTCAGCCCGGTCAGGGCAGCATTGAAGAGGACGTTCGAGGTGAAGCCGAGGAAATCGCAGAAGGCAAGGCTCCCAACAGTTCTCTGTTCTTCTTCTCCCGCTGGGCTGGCCCCGAGCATGACGACCTTTCCACCGTCGAGAAACGTGTCGCCGCAATCGATGAGGCCACCGGGCCGTGCGGCGAATGGGGACTGGGCCAATTCGAAAGAATCGCAAAGGATTATGACCGCAAGGGTGTGGACAAGTCCTACTGGGAGCGGGTGTACTTGAACCGATGGCGTAAATCCGGTTCGTCGGCGTTCGACATGAAGAAGGTGAATCTTCTTGTCCGACAAGAAGTTATCCCTCGCGGAGCCTTTTGTACCCTCGGCTTTGACGGTGCTCGTTTCCGAGACTCAACGGCGTTCGTGCTCACCGACATTGATACAGGCTTGCAGCAGATCCTCGGATTATGGGAGCGCCCAACGGAACTCGCGGACAACGCGAAGTGGGAAGTCGACCACCACGATGTTGATGGTGTCCTGGCTCAGGCTATGGACGATTATGAGATATGGCGCACCTACTGCGATCCCCCGTATTGGGTTGAAACAGTTGCGGATTGGGTTGCACGGTATCCAGAACGTGTTCAGGAATGGTGGACGAACAGGCCGAGGGCTATGGCATATAGCCTTCGTTCGTACACCGAGGCGATAGACTCCGAGTCAATTACGTTCGGCGGCAACGATGTTGACGATCTGATCAGACATATCGGGCATGCTGGACGTAAGGAACTGAAGATCCGCGACGACGAGGACGTGCCCCTGTGGGTGTTGCAGAAACAGGACGGCAGGCTGCAAAACAAGTTCGATGCCTGCATGGCCTCGGTGCTGTCCTGGGAAGCCAGAACGGACGCGATCAGGGAGGGCGCAAAGCCGAGGCAGAAGGTAGGCGCACCACGCCGATTGTATTGAGAGACAGGGCATTTCAGTGACCTCACCAGCAGCCGAATCGCTCATCGAAGAAGAGGCACCCCAGCAGGGGAAGACAGCCGAGGAATGGCTGAAGCTCCTGGCCCGCCGACTTGACCTGCGCCGCAACCACGTTGAGCGTCTCCGCTCTTATGTTGATGGCAACTCGCCGCTGCCCGAGATGTCGAAGGAAACCGAGGAAGCCTGGATTCGGTTTCAGCGCAAGGCCAGAACGAACTGGGGTGACCTCGTTGTCTCGTCGGTAGTGGATCGTATTGTGCCCAACGGCATTACGGTCAAAGGCGATCCGAAAAACGAGAATGCTAAAGCGGCGCAACGCATTTGGCGTGACAACCGCATGGACTCAGTCATCAAAGACTGGGTGCGGTTCGGCCTGACCTACGCCCAGTCCTACCTGACGGTGTGGGCTGCCGACGGCGACGGTGTCCCGGTCATCACCGCCGACAGCCCCGAGACGATGTGTGTGGTGACGAACCCGTTGCAGAAGTGGCGACCCCAAGCGGCGCTTCGGGTTTGGCGTGTCGATGAAGAGGCCATCGACAGGGCAATGGTGTGGACTGACGGCCAGTGGACTGAATTCGAAAGGCCCACATACGCTTCCGTTGAACACAGGGTCATCCCCTCCCAGTGGCTGAAGAACCTGGCCGAGGGCGCATGGAAGCAAACCAGATCCGGCAGGAGCGTCGGCATCCCGGTGGTGGTGTACAACAACCCTGGTGGCGCAGGCGAATTCGAACGCCACACCGACTTGATAGACCGGATTAACGCCGGGATTCTGGAGCGTCTGGTGATCGTCGCTATGCAGGCTTTCAGGCAGCGTGCCCTGACGGGCGGGATGCTGCCCGAGAGGGACGAGAACGGCAACCAGATCGACTACTCGAAGGTGTTCGCCCCAGCCCCGGGAGCGTTGTGGAACCTGCCCGCCGAGATGCAGATCTGGGAATCCCAGCAGGTCGACACCGGCCCAATCCTGAACGCCAGCAAGGACGATGTGCGCCAGTTG